CGGCCTATCGAATGGGGAACTACCCCCAGCACAAAGGGACGCAAATTTTATCACCTTTTCAAATTCCCAACCGCTTGCGAATTTTTCAAGAAAAAAGACCGCCGGTGCTGCAACACCAAGCGGCCTAAAGGGAAAAGAAAAGTTGATCCGCCCTTATTTTAGAGGGCTTGAAGGAGACTGTCAAGTATGAAATGTCCTATCGACGTAGAAAAAAAGGTCGCTGAAATGCGACAAGAACTGCATCCAGACGCTTTGGTGGAGGATGCTTATCGTGCGATCTTGGGCGCGATGAATGGAGCGTATTGTGATGGGTTGCAGGGCAAGGGGGCCCCTGGAGACTTGGCGGCGGCAATTTCTGACGCTGAACGTAGCCTTGGAGAATTTGCTGGCGTAGTGCAGGGACGCATTGATAAGGTCGTGCGCTTGAGACACCAGGCTTATGAACAAGGCCGCCGTGATGCTGTGAGACTGGGGGCGGAGGAGGGTCAGAGCATGACCAGCGAGGAGAAATACCCTAACTTTGCACGGCTCACCGCTTTGTTAAATCAGCAGAAGTGCCCCCGGAAAACACTTGATTCCATGGCGGTCTTTCTGGCAGGAAGTCGGAAGGGGGTGAGAGCATGAACCGCCCTTTGAATAAGGAGCAGGTCAAGGGCCTGTTTGAGCAGGAGGCCGTACTGATGGGGACGGAAAACTGCGTACCAGATTTCCGGGCCGCGGCGCTGTTTGGTGGGGATGCCGTAGAGCATGCCCGAAAGATGAACACCAGTAGACCCGGATTTTTCTTCAATGGGTACGGTGTTGGAGACTACACGATGGACGCCCTTACCCTGCGAGGCTTCCAAGCCGCCGCCAGTTTCTACAATGTTCAACTGCTAAGAAAGGAAATGCCGGCATTAGATGGGGGATAATCTGGCCTATGAGATCAAACACCTATTGCCTGCGGTGGCTGTTTTTTCGGCGTATGGTCTTCCCCCGAATCGGAGCGGCTTTGTTCAATGCCCTTTCCACCAGGGAGATCGGCACGCCAGCCTGAAGGTCTATTCCGGGAATAAGGCTGGTTGGCACTGCTTTGGATGCGGTGCCGGGGGCAGCGTTATTGATTTTGCAATGCGTTACTTCGGCATAAGTTTTAGAGAAGCGTGTCTTCGGCTGAACGAGGACTTCCATCTCGGGCTCTCTGATAATAAGCCGAGCCGGGCGGAGATTTCTGCCCGGCTCCAGGCAAGAGAGAAGGAAGATGCAAAAAAGGAGGCGGACTCGGCTGCGTACTACCAGGTAGTAGAGGAGCACCGCCGTCTGCTGGCATTAAAGAAGGCACTGGCCCCCAATCGGGACGCTGCTGACTACATTCATCCGCTCTATGCAGAGGCGGTGAAACGGCTTCCGTATCTGGAATGGTGGCTGGAAGAAAACATTGAAATGGGAAGGTAAAACAAATGGGAGACTGGACTTACGAAGCTAAAGATTTTTTGACGCCAGCTCCTTACGAGGCACTGTATCAATTCCATGGCCAGCCGTTCGTCCACGAGACAAAGCTGCAGGAATTGTCTGTGTACGCGGCCAATCAGGGGTTCCGCGGGTTCAAGTCAATGTATAAGAAGTACATCGAGAGCTTAAAAGCCCAGGCGGGGACGGTATACGTGGATAATGTCACGAACTTTACCGGGCAGCCCCTGGAGCTTAACGCGGGAGACTGGGACGCCACTGACCTGGGCGTATACCGCCGCAATGGGTTTGCGGACGAGCTGGCATGTCCCCACCCTATCATGCCGGTGGAGCGCCTGATTAACATTGACACCGGCGAAGAAAAGCTGAAGCTGGCCTTTCGGAAGGGGACGATGTGGCGCAGGCTTATCATCAGCAAGACGATACTGGCCAACGCCAACAAGGTCACAGAGCTGGCTGGTAGCGGGATTGCGGTTACCAGCCAAAGCGCCCGGGCGTTTGTCCAGTACATATCGGACTTGGAAAATCTGAACTACGACACCATACCGGAGCGCAAGTGCATCGGCCGGCTGGGCTATATCCAGGACGAAGGCTTCTCCCCCTTTGTAGACGGGCTGATCTTTGATGGCGACGCCAACTTTAAGGCACTGTTTTCCACCGTGAGGCCGCACGGAGAGGAGCAAAAGTGGGTTGATGTGGCGCGGGAGGTGCGCGGCATGTCTACCACCGCCAGAATCATTCTGGCAGCATCCTTCGCGTCGGTTCTGCTGGAGCCGCTTAACTGCCTCCCGTTTTTCGTTCATCTGTGGGGCGTGGATTCTGGCACCGGCAAGACAGTGGCCCTCATGGTGGCCGCCAGCGTATGGGGAGACCCGGCGGTGGGCAACTACGTCAAGACCTTCGACGGCACAGTGGTGGGGCTGGAGAAGACGGCCGCATTTCTTAACAACCTGCCTCTGTGCCTGGATGAATTGCAGTTGGCGAAGGACGCAAAGGGGCGAACCCATTTTGATGTCTATAAGCTGGCGCAGGGCGTTGGGCGTACCAGGGGCAACCGGGCCGGCGGCGTGGATCTGACACCCACATGGCGGAACTGTATTCTGACGACCGGAGAATCCCCCTTGACCGGAGTAACCAGCGGGGCCGGCGCGGTGAACCGCGTCATCGACATTGAGTGTAAGGCATCCAGCGTTGTGATCCGGGATGGCATGAGGATATCCGGCATCGTCAAGCGCAACTACGGATTTGCCGGACGCCGCTTTGTAGATGAACTGTATAAGTATGGGATCATCCCCCAAGTGGAGGAGCGATATAAGGACCTGTTCAAGCTCCTATCCGACCGGGATACAACTGAAAAGCAAGCTATGGCAGCGGCGGCGATCATCTGTGCGGATGAACTGGCCTGTGCCTGGGTTCTCGGCGGTACAGAGCGGCCTTTGACAGTGGACCAGATATCGGAGTTCCTGGCCTCCAAAGCCACTGTAAGCGCCGGAGACAGAGGCTACAAGTATCTTTGCGACTGGGTGACGCAGAACAGCAACAAGCTCTGCACCAAATCCGAAAACCCCAATCAGGAGGTTTTGGGCGCATTGGAAGACGGGCGCGCCTATATCATACGGTCTGTATTCGAGCGTATTCTACAGGATGCCGGATACTCCACGGCCGCTATGATATCGTATCTAAAGCAAAATAATCTGATTGTCACGAGAGGGAGGAACAACACCCGGGGTAAGCGCATCAACGGCATCCCGACCGAGTGTTTCTGCCTGGTGCTCCCACCTGTGGATCTGGACGACGAGGATGCGCTGGACGAACTGCCGCTGTGAGGGACATGTGGGAGACCGTGGGACACGCTGTCCCACACCCGCAAACCGTTGCGGCGCTAAGAGTTGAACCGTATCAAAAATAGGGCGTGGGACTGTGGGATAAAAAGCACAGCCCTATATAAGGAAATTTTGTATGGATAGAATTACCAGTAAAAAATGCCGTGGGGAATTTGCAATTTCATGTCCCACAGTCCCACGACTACCCGCAAAGCCTTGCAACTCTAAGAACTGAACCGTGGGACACGCTGTCCCACACCGTCCCACAGTCCCACAAACAGGAGGGAATATGGAACTAAGACCATACCAAAGAGAGTGCATCGAGACCATTAAGGCCCAGGCGCCCGGGGCATATCTGGCCCAGATGGCCACCGGGCTTGGGAAGACGGTGACTTTTGCAAACATCCCGCGTCACGGGGAGCGGATGCTGATCCTCTCCCACCGGGAGGAGCTGGTGGAGCAGCCACGAAAATACTTCGACTGCACCTACGGCATTGAGAGAGCATCCAGCCGCAGCCACGGGGAGGAGGTCGTCTCCGCCAGTGTGCAGAGCCTGGTACGCCGGCTTGACCGCTTCCGGCCGGATGACTTCCGTCTCATCATCTGCGACGAGGCTCACCACGCGGCGGCCAGAACCTACCGGGCTATATTCGACTATTTCCGCCCAGAAAAGCTCATCGGCTTTACAGCCACACCCAATCGGGGAGACAAGGTACGCCTAGATACGGTGTTTCAGGACATCATCTTCCAGCGTGACCTCCGATGGGGCATCCAAAATGGATACCTGTGCGACATCCATTGCCGGCGGGTGAACATCGGCTTTGACTTGTCCGCCGTCCATACCAGGCACGGCGATTATGCCCCGGGTGAGCTGGACGAGGCTATGGAGGGCACGGCGGACGCCATAGCCCAGGCATACCGGGAGATGGCCGTGGGCGCAACGCTTATTTTTGCCGTGTCTGTGCACCAGGCGGAGGAAATTGCACGGCGGATTTCGGGCGCGGTGGTAGTTACCGCCAACACAAAGGACCGGGCATCTATCATCCAGGCGTTTACCGCCGGGGAGATCCCCTGCATTGTCAACTGCATGGTGTTCACAGAGGGGACCGACATTCCACGGGTGGAGACTGTAATCGTCGCCAGACCGACGCAGAGCGAGACGTTATATGCGCAGATGGTTGGCCGGGGACTCCGACTCTATCCGGGCAAGGAACGGCTGGAGCTTATCGACTGTGTAGGAATCACTGGCCGGGCATCCCTCTGCACAGCGCCGTCCCTCTTGGGCATCGACATGGAGGCGGTGCCGGCAAAAAAGTTGGAGGAGATAGAGGGGATGCTGTTTGAACTGCCTGACCGTATTATGGCGGCGATAGACGCCCCCGAGAGCTGGATTAAAAATGTCGAGCTGGTGGACCTATGGGCCCAGGAGCAGAAATACCAGCTCCACGATGTCAACTGGTTCAAGATGCCGGACGGGTCCCTGGTTTGCAGACTGAGGGGCCGGGAGTATATTTCGATACCATGCCCGGACACTTTGGGAATGGTGATGTTCGAGAATGGCAAACGGATGAAGATGCAAGAGGCCCTGGACTCGGCTTATAGGCACCTCGTTCATGATTATCAGGATTGTAAGTATTTATGGGATCTCGGCGCCGTGCGCCGTTGGGGCCAGGGGCCAGCTACACAAAAACAACTGGAGATTATTCATAGGCGGTGTAAGGGCTTTGATGCGACTGGCCTAACCAAAGGAGCTGCATCGCAGATTTTAAACAGATTGTTCAGCGAACCGACAAAAGGGAAGGGGCGGAGACGCGCATGAAAATCAGATGCTCAAACGCAGCCGACCGGGACACGCTGGTGGTTATTCTGGCCAGAAACGGCTATACAGTCCGGCAAGTGAAGGAGAAGGCACCAGGGAAGGGCGTGTCCTCCTACTATGTGGAGGTTGTAGAGGATGGTGCATGAATCGAAGCATCAGCAGGCCGTGATTAAGTGGAGCCAGCAGTCTTCCATACGTTCCAAGTGGCCGGAGCTGGCCCTGCTGCATCACATCAAGAACGAGACCCGGGAAGGGGCAAAACAAATCGCCATCGACAAGGCTATAGGTGTCAAGAAGGGCGTGCCGGATTTGTCCTTGCCAGTACCGCGCGGCCGATATCATGGATTATACATTGAGATGAAAAATGACGCCGGCCGGGCCTCCCAAGAACAGAAATGGTGGGGGGAGCGCCTGACGGAGCAGGGATACCGATGGGAGGTATGTCACGGATGGAGGAGCGCAGTACAGACCCTGGAGTGGTATCTGACCTTGAAAGATTAGCCATGCGGGGAGAAGAGATGCCGGACGGCCTGTCGCTGGCTGATCAGGAATTTTTTCAGGGATTGGCCTACATATACGCCCGGTATCGTATGAAGGTCATAGACAGGGCAACCGGGAGCAGGGAGAAGGGAAAACTGAGACATGCCTATGAGCAGAGGAAAAACTTAGAAGAGTTTCAGAAGAAATTAGCTGATAAGCGAAGTAAAACATTGCGAGAAACGGAGTCGGCTATAACCAGATACCGGAAAGAGCGGACGCTGGAGGCTGCCGACATGCTTGCCGACATAATTGACGGGGCGACGCTATGACCGTCAGTGGGCCACCAGAAAGAGAGGGAGATATGAGTAAACCAAGATACAGATGGTGGGGGTATATAAAATCCATCATACGAAACTATCCGGCGCTGGAGGGGCGATATTGCCAGGGAACTTCATTGAAGGAGCGAATGGCGGTCCAGCGTTCCATTGAACAGACGGAACGAATGGAAAACGGAAAGGAACGGCTGCAAGTGGTGGATCTGGTGTTTTTCAAGCAGACCCACACCCTGGAGGGGGCCGCGATGATGGTACCATGCCACTATGAGACAGCCAGACATTGGCACAGCGATTTTATAAAACTGGTAGCCCAAAATTTTGGCCTGCTGGAGTAACACGCACTTAAAAAGCCAAACACTTGATGTAGGATGGAGACGTGGAGGTGTATACCTCTGCGCCTCCTTTTCTACCGCCCGGCACCGAGGCGGGTAATATCGGGCCCCTACGCTGCCGCTTACTGCACGAGGTAGGCGGTAGCACCAAGAATTGACCGAGAGGTGGTGACATGCCGAATGAACAGAATCTTGTGCCATATCAGTTTGATAGTAGCCAAAGCCGCGAGGAAGCCGCGAAAAACGGTGCTCTCGGCGGCCGTGCATCCGGCGCGTCACGGCGGCGAAAACGCAGTCTGAGAGAAGCGGCCGACCTGTACCTCTCTCTCCCGGTGGCGGGCAAGCGGGCGTGGAACAAGCTGGCTCGTGATGGCGTTGACCCGGAGGACGTGGATAACCAGATGGCGATCATTGCGGGCCTGACCCTAAAGGCAGTCAAAGGCGACGCGAAGGCGGCGAAGGTGCTGTTTGACTTGTTGGGAGAGAGTGAAGACAGCGAAGCACAGGGAGGCGTGACCATTGTCGATGACGTATAAGCTGTCAGAGGTGATGCCTCCGGCTTTTTTTGAGCTGCACCGGCGCATACGGGCCGGCGAGGTCACCGAGGCGCTGTGTGAAGGCGGCCGAGGTGGGGCAAAAAGCTCGTTTATCTCCGAAGAAATTGAACTCCAGATGATGCGCCACCCGGACACCCACGCAGTGGTGCTCCGCCGGAAGGAGAACACCCTGCGGCGCACGGTCTATAATCAGTACATTTGGGCGGCGGGGGCGCTGGGGGTAGGCGGTAAGTGGAAGGCCACGGTCTCCCCCATGGAGCTGACATACCTGCCAACGGGGCAGAAGATCATGTTTTTCGGCCTGGACGATCCGGGCAATCTGAAATCCATTAAGCTGCCCTTCGGCTATGTGGCCTATGTCCATTTTGAAGAATTGGATCAGTTTCGCGGGCCGGAGGAGGTGCGCAACGTAGAGCAGTCCCTGCTCCGCGGCGGGCCTGTCGCTATCACATTCAAGAGCTTTAACCCGCCGGCCAGCGCGGCCAACTGGGCCAACCAGTACGCCAGAGAAAGCAAGCCAGGCCAGGTGAAGCACCACAGTACCTACCTGGAGACGCCGCCGGAGTGGTTAGGTCCCCGCTTTATCGCGGATGCCGAGCACCTGAAGGAGCTACACCCCCTGGCCTACCGGAACGAATATTTGGGAGAAGTCACCGGCGGCGGGGCAAACGTGTTTGAGAATATTCAACTGCGCGCCATCACCGACGAGGAGCTGGGCCGCTTCGACCGCATCTACCGGGGGATTGACTGGGGCTATTACCCTGACCCCTGGGCCTATAACGGCATGCACTACGACGCGGCCCGTCTGACCCTCTACATCTTCGACGAGGCAGAGGCATACCGGAAGGGCAACGAGGAGACGGCCCAAATCCTTCGGGATGAGAAGGGCGTCCAGCCTCTTGACCTGCTCACCGCGGACAGCGCCGAGCCCAAGAGCGTGGCGGACTATAAGGCATTTGGCTTCTATTGTCGGGGAGCAGCCAAGCCGCCGGGCAGTGTGGAATACTCCATGAAGTGGCTGGGGCGGCTGGCGGCGATTGTGATTGACCCGGAGCGGTGCCCCAGGACGGCGAAGGAGTTCAGCGAGTACGAGTTCGAGCGGGACAAGGACGGGAACCTGATTTCCGCCTACCCGGACGCCAAAAACCACCACATCGACGCAGTGCGCTACGGGATGCAGCCGGTGTGGAAGCAAAGGGGCGAATAACGTGGATTTTCTATACTGGATGGGAAAGGCGGTGAAAGGGATGTTTCAGAGCGTACCGGCGGCGCCCGGAGAGCTCCAGATTTCGGAGAAGATGGCCAACGCAATCACTGGTTGGCTACTGGCCTTTTACCAGCGGCCGGCGTGGCTGGAGGCCGGATACCGGGTGACCAATACCCCGATCAACGTCACGGATTACATGTCCACCCTGGCCTGCAATGAGATTGCCATGAGCGCGGGGGCCTCAGCCCGTGGAACGTGGATCAATGACCAGTTGACCCGCTTCCTGCTGCCTCAGCTCAAAAACGCGGTACAGTTGGCTGGGGCAGGGGGCCGGGTGGTGGTAAAGCCCTATCCCTCCGGCCGGAATATCTACTGTGAAATCATCCCCGCCGACCGCATCTATCCCACCCGTATCAATGGGGCCGGCGTGACGGAAGCGGGATTCTTTACCGACTTTGCCGCCCTGCGGGGGCGGAAGGTGGTACGGGTGGAGGCGTGGGACCTCCAGCCGTACGGGCTGTATCTCCAGAACCGGGCTTACTGGTACAACGCCGGGGACACCCTGGGCGGAGAGCTGGCCCTGACAGATGTGCCGGAGTGGGCGGGCCTGGAGCCGGAGGTGGTCATCCGCGGTGTGGACCGCCCCCTGTTTGGTGAACTACGCATGCCGATGGCCAACACAGTGGACGAGACCAGCAAATTGCCGGTAAGCCTGTACGCCAGGGCCGTGGACACTATGGCGGAGCTGGACCGCATCTACAGCGAATTTCTGTGGGAGATCCACACAGGCAAGCGCAAGCGCATCGTGGACCGGACGGCCTTCCAGCCGGACAAGAGCGGCGGTGGGGTGCCCTTCAAGGACCAGACCACGGACCTTTACCTGTCCATGGATCTGACGGGCGATATGGGGCAGGGAGATCCCTTCCGGGACTACACCCCCGCCCTGCGGGTGGAGGAGTACCAGAAGGCCATCGACATACAGTGCCGGCTTCTTGAACGACAGACGGGTTTCTCCCCCGGCACCTTCTCTTTCGACCTCAAAAGCGGGCGTATGACAGCCACGCAGGTGGTGAGCGACGACAAGGAGACCTACAATACCACCAAGGCCATCCAGGAGAACGGGCTGCGTCAGGGGCTGCTCGATCTGATGTACGCCTATGATATATACGCCACCCTCTACGGCCTTGCGCCGGCGGGGGCATTTGACCCCTCAGTCTCCTTCGGAGATTCCATCTTTGAGGACACGGGGGTGGAGTTCGCCCGGCGTAAGGGTCTGGTGGACAGCGGATACCTCCGGCCGGAACTGCTGGTGGGCTGGTATTTCGGCGTCAGCGAACAGGAGGCCCGGGAGAAGTACATGCCGGAACCCCGCCCCATGCTGAGATTCCCGGAGGAGTGAACACATGCTGACACCCCGATACCTGGAGGGCGCGCCGGACGCTATGGTAGACCTCTACAGTGAGGTGGAGGCGGATATCCTGACCGACATGGCCCGGCGGATTGCCAGATATGATTTTTTCATTCCGGCGGCGGAGCACCAACTGCGTGTCCTGGAAGAAATGGGTGCCGAACAGGCGTACATCCTGCGCCGGCTGGCCGAACTCACCGGGCGAAGTGAGGAGGAGCTGCGCCAGCTCTTTGAGGCGTCCGGCGGGAAAGCCCTGGTCAGCGACCAGGCGGACTACCGGCGGGCGGGCCTGCAGCCTCCGGCCCTCAACACGTCCCAGGAGCTCCAGCAGGTGCTCAGCGCAGGGCTTCGGCAGACCCAGGGCCTCTTTACCAACCTGACCCGCACCACGGCGCTGGACAGCGGAGAGCGGTTTCGGGCGGTGCTGGACCGGGCGTGGCTCCAGGTGAGCACCGGCGGATTCGACGCCAATACCGCCATACGGAACGCCATTAAGGAGCTGACCCGCCAGGGGCTGACGACCGTGGACTACGCTTCCGGCCGCACCATGTCCGTGGAGGCGGCAGTGCGGATGAATGTGGTAACTGGCATCAACCAGACGGCCCTCCGGCTTCAGGATACCTTGGCTGACGAAATGGACAGCGACCTGGTGGAGACCACGGCCCACAGCGGGGCCCGCCCCTCTCATGCCAGGTGGCAGGGGCAAGTGTTCAGCCGCTCCGGTAAATCCAAAAAGTTCCCAGATTTCCGCCGGGCTACGGGCTACGGCACCGGGCCAGGGCTGGGGGGCTGGAATTGCCGGCACTCCTTTCATCCCTACTTTGAGGGTATGGCCAGCACCTACGGGGCGAAGGAGCTGAAAAAGCTGGAGGCAAAATCCATCACCTACAACGGCGAGAAGCTGACCGAGTACGAGGCCAGCCAGCGTCAGAGGTACATAGAGCGGCAGATCCGCCGCTGGAAGCGGGAGCAGCAGGCCATGAAGGCCGCCGGACAGCCCCAGGAGGAGGCCAGGGCGAAGCTGAAGGAGTGGCGGGCGCTCCAGACCGACCTTGTGGAACAGACCGGACTCAAACGCCAGTACGACCGCGAGCGGGCGGGCGGCTGAGCCTCCGGTGTTCATATCCGCCCATCCCCGGCCGGGCTTAAAATGCCGGGACGCCCCGGCGCGGAGTGGCCGCGCGCTTATAAGCAAAATCGCAGGCGGGAAAGGAAATGACATGAGCTACGAATATCTGAAGCCCTTCTTTGAGGGCGGCCCTTTGTCCTTTGAGCAACTGACCGAGAAGCTGGACGGCGCTGAGGGCGTCAAGCTGGTCAACCTGAAGGACGGCGGCTACGTCGGCAAGGACAAGTTTGACGCACTGGAGGCAAAGGTGGGCGGGCTCCAGTCCCAGCTCACCGAGGCCAACGGCAAGCTGGAGGGCTATGACCCGGAGTGGAAGGCCAAGGCCAAGCAGATGCAGCAGGAGGCCGACCAGAAGGTAGAGGCCGTCCGGTTTGACTACGCGCTCAAGGCGGCCCTGACAGCGGCCAAAGCCAAGAACCCGGAGCTGGTGGCCAAGTCCATCAACCGGGACGCCCTCAAGCTGACTGACGCCGGCCTGGTGGGCCTGGAGGAGCAGCTAAAGGCGTTGAAGGAGTCTGACGGTTATCTGTTTGAGGGGGATAAGCCCGCCCCGGAGATCGTCAAGCCCGGCAGCCCGATCCGCCGGACACCGGCAGGAGGCGGGGATCTGGATGCCTTCTATGCAAACAACCCGTTCTACAAGAAAAAAGCGTAAAGGAGTATGAGAGATGTCTGTCACTTATAACGGCCTCCATGTTGACGAGCGGTATTCCGCCATCCTGGAGCCCAACCTGTATTTTAACCCGATTCTGGTGCCCGGTGTGACCTGCACCGACAAGTACGAGACTGGCCCCGCCGGCCAAATCTTCGTCCACCAGCTCAACACCAGCGCCGTGGAGGCTGGCACCCCCGGCCGGGACTTCACTGACGAGGTGGCCGCTGATACGCTGATCCCCATTCAGATCAACAACAACTTCCAGAAGTCCAAGAAGATCTATGGCGTCCAGGCCGCGGCAGTGAGCTTCGCGGCGGGCAACGAGTATCTGGCCACCGCTATCCAGGAGTGCCGGGAGGGCTGGATGCAGTGCGGCATCGCCTGCCTGGCTCAGGAGGGTAAGGCGGCCACTGCAACGGTGGCCATCACGGAGGATACCGTCAAGTCCGACCTGATCGACACCCGTACCGAGATCGTGAAGGACAAAGGCCGGGCCAACGTGGTCATGTGCACCCCGGAGTATTATGGCCTGGTGCTCAAGGCGGCGGGCAAGGATTTCACTCCCAGCACTAACGACCGTATCGCGGCCACCGGCAACGTGGGCCAGTGGCTGGGCTTCACCTTCGTGGAGGCCAATGGTGCCACCGGCAGCATCAAGTATTACGACCACACCGGTGCGCAGAAGACTGTGGACATGAGCAAGGTGCAGTATGTCATGTACTACCATGAGACCCTGTCCGTGGTGAGCAACTTCGAGGTGGCCCGCATCATCGACTCCGAGCGGTTTGCGGGCTCTCTGGCCCAGGTGGAGATGAATACCGGCTACCGTGTGACTAACTCCAAGTTGGCCCGGGTGCGCAAGGTGGCCGGCGCAGGTTAAGGAACAGGGGGGCGGGCCATGCTGACCGCAGGATATGAATTTTATAGGGGGATCTATCACGGCGACAGGATCGCCGCGGCGGAGTGGCCCGCACTCAGCCGGGATGCCGCCGCCTGCCTGGA